ATACATGGTATAAGCACAAAGATATTAAACATTTTGTAAGCAACTATATAAGAAAGGACACAGCATGACACAAGGAACTTTATTTCCAATTGAGGAATTACAAGTGTTGCACGAGGATGGTCTTGAGTGTAATAACTGTGGAATAGTACAACCAGTTGAAAACTTTCAACGTATGCAGTCTGGCGAGATAAAGAGAAAGTGTAGGTCTTGTGCTAGGAATCAATCAAACCTAATAAAAGAGTTGAGAAACAAACACGCCTACCCAGATGCTAATTACTCTTGTCCTATATGTCAAAGGACTATAGCTGAGATAGGAAGAAAAGGGCAGACAAGATTACAAAACTGGGTGTTGGATCATTGCCATGAGACAGAAACTTTTCGTGGCTGGGTGTGCCATCATTGCAATACAGGTCTAGGAGCTTTCTCTGATAATCTTGACAGAATACAAAAGGCTGTGGTATATTTAAAAAAACATGAGGATAAAATAAATGAAGCTAGTTCTTGATATAGAAAATACAGTTACAAAAAGAAATGGTCGTACACATCTAGACCCTTTTGAGAAAAACAATTCTCTTGTTATGGTGGGTATGAAAGCAGACTTTGGTGAAACTATAATTACATTTGACCATAGTGAAAAAGAGCCTACAAAAAATGGTAGAGATATTGTACAGGCAACGCTGGACAAGACTACAGTTCTTGTGTGCCACAATGTTGCACATGATCTTGTTTGGTTATGGGAGTCTGGGTTTAAATATAATGGTATTGTTTTTGATACAATGCTGGGCGATTATGTTTTGCAGAGAGGACAGAAGAAACCTCTATCATTGGAGATGTGTGCAGAGAGATACAAGCTGGACACAAAGAAGCAAGACACATTAAAAGAATATTTTAAGAAAGATTATTCTGTACGTGACATACCTCATGCAGAACTATCTGAATATTTACTAGCCGATTTACGTGCTACAGATCAACTGGCTGACAAGCTGTTTCAAAGATTATCTGGGGACGATGCTGGCCTAATGAATATAGTAAGTCTTACAAACATGGTGGCTGTCTGCTTGTGTAAGATATACAGGGATGGCTTTTCTGTGAACTATGTTGAGTTAGAGGAAGTGAAGCAAGAGTTTGAAGCAGAGAAAAAGGCTTTGGTGCAAGACTTAAACAATCAAGTTAGAGAACTCATGGGGGATATTCCAATCAACCTAAATAGCCCAGAGCAGTTGTCTTGGGTGATATACAGCCGTAAACCAAAAGATAAGAATGATTGGTCTAGTTGTTTCCATAGTAGAATGGAGCATAAATCTTTTAGCAGTAAGATACGAGAAAAGGCTGAGACAATATACAAGAAGAAAGCATTTAGATGTGAAGCTTGTGACGGTAAAGGTTTTATACAGAAGATTAGAAAAGATGGTAAACCATATGCTAAGATGTCAAAGTGTTCTGTCTGCGAAAGTCAAGGATTTATTTATAAGCAGACCTCAAAAGAGATAGCAGGGTTGAAGAGACAGCCTTGTAACTCAAGATGGGTAAGCCATAGTGGATTCACAATTAACAAGGCAAACATAGAAACACTAGAGAACAAAGCTAGAGGTGAGGGCGATGCTGATGCTGAAAGATTCCTGAAGAACATAAGAAGATTATCTGCTGTAGAAACATACCTCTCTAGCTTTGTAGAGGGCATAGCAGACCACGTTAAGCTTGATGGTAGGCTACATGTTCGGCTATTACAGCATCGTACCTCTACAGGAAGATTTAGTGGAGCAGACCCTAACATGCAAAACATGCCCAGAGGTGGTACATTTCCTGTGAAGAGAGTATTTGTGTCTCGTTGGAGTGACAAAGGTGGTGAGATATTGGAGTCCGACTTTGCACAGCTAGAGTTTAGAGTTGCTACATTCTTGTCCCAAGATAAGACAGCCATGCGAGAGATAGCTAATGGTGTAGATGTTCATGCGTACACAGCTAAAGTTATTAGCGAAGCAGGACAGCCTACTACAAGACAGGAAGCTAAAGCACATACGTTTGCACCTTTATATGGTGCGACAGGGTATGGTAGAACGACAGCCGAAGCTGAATACTATGAGCAGTTTACAAACAAGTATGACGGCATTGGAGCATGGCATGAGAGCCTTGCAAATGAAGCAATAGAGACATTGAAGATACGCACACCGTCTGGCAGAGAGTTTTCTTTTCCAGATGTTGAGAGAAAAGGCAGAGGTAAAGTTACGTATGGTACACAGATCAAGAACTACCCAGTACAAAGTTTTGCCACGGCAGATATTGTACCTCTTGTGCTTCTAAAGATTAGCGAAAGACTAGAGAATATGCAGAGTTGTATAGTAAATTCTGTACATGATTCTATCGTTATTGATGTACATCCAGACGAGAAAGATGCCGTACTAAAAATAATGAGAGACATCAATAAAAATTTAAAAAATATTGTTGACAATCACTTCAATATAGATTTTAATGTACCTTTATTATTAGAATCAAAAATAGGAAATAATTGGCTTGACACCAAAGATGTCCTATGATATAACTATACTTTTAAATTAAGAGGAGATAAAATAAATGAATACAGATACAAACGTAATGACAATAGACACAAATAATTTTGCTGTTATGGCAAAGGCAATGGGCATGGCATCTGAGAATGATACCAAGAAAAAATCTAGCACATTAGCTAGGTTGCGAATAAGCCACACACCTATAATGGGACAACAAGAAATAAATGGTAAAAAAGTTAATGTGGAAGTTGTTGAGGGGGGAACATATAAATTAGAAGTACCTGATGGTGAAACATATTTTTCCACCACAATTAAGTTACGTCCATTCATGCAGAGGTATATGTATAAGAGGTGGGTAACTGCTCATGCTGATTCTGGCCACTCAGGCGCATTTATCAAAACCGTTATGAATGATAATCTTAATGTAGATTTAAAGGATAATGACGGTAACTTTAACTGTGGAAAGCCTACTGGCTACATAAAAGATTTTAAGGCACTTCCACAAAGCACACAAGACTTGATTAAAACAATAAAGAGGGTTAGAGTAATCTTTGGAATGGTAGAATTTGGGGATGCTGTAAACTCTAGTGGTGTACCTGTTGATACTTCTCCTACTCCTTTTATTTGGGAAGTGGACAATAGAGATGCTTTCAAAACACTAGGTGAGTGTTTCACTAAGCTGGCTAAGATGAAAAGACTTCCACCACAGCACAACATTGAGTGTGCCACAGAAGAAAGAAAGCTACCAAACGGTAATAGTTATTATGTTCCCTCCGTAGCTCTTAACCTTACAGATTCAGTTACCTTGACTCAAGAGGATCAGGATATGTTTGGTGATTTTATTCAGTGGGTGGACAACTACAATGACTACATCATAAATGCTTGGAATGAAAAGTCTCGGAAAGTAGAAGAAATAGACAATGAAGTTGTTGATGAAATAATTGATAGTGAAGAAATACCATTTGAATGAAACATCCATCTGAAATAGCCTTGCATCAATACCTTGAAGATGCAACCAACGGAAAGTCCTCTATGTCTGCCAAAACCATAGCAGGTATAAAGAAAGACATAGGGGAAGCGTTGAATCGTCAGTTCGGTAAAAGAACAAAGCGTAGAAAGTTTCAGTTACGAATGTCAAATATAGGTAGACCATCTTGTCAACTCTGGTTTGAAAAGAATCAGCCAGAGAAGTCAGACCCTCTACCTACAACATTCGTAATGAATATGATGTTGGGTGATATAGTTGAAGCTGTATTCAAAGGTTTAATGAAAGAAGCCAAAATAAAATTTGAAGATTCAGACAAAGTATATCTAAATGTAGCAGACGAAAAGGTTAGTGGCACATATGATTTAGTTTTAAATGATGCTGTTGATGATATCAAGTCTGCTTCTGATTGGTCTTACAGAAATAAGTTTGAGTCTTTTGATACACTTTCTTCTGATGATGCTTTTGGTTATGTTGGCCAACTGGCTGGCTATGCCAAAGCTCTGGGTAAGAAAGCAGGGGGATGGTGGGTTGTAAATAAAGCTAATGGTAGTTTTAAATACGTACCTGCCGAAAATATAGACGTTGACAACGAGGTTAAAAAGCTTGAGGAAAACGTCAAAGTAGTAAAGAGTAATGTGTTTAAACGGTGTTATGAATCTGAAGAAGAAACATTCAGAGGTAAGCCAACTGGTAACAGGGTGCTAAGTAAAACATGTTCTTTCTGCCGATATAAACATTCGTGCTGGGAGAACTTGCAAGAGCTACCATCTTTGTTATCTAAGGCTAAAGAGCCAAAGATTGTTTCGTATGTTAGTATTAGAAAGGAGCAAGTAGCATGAATGATAAATCAAGTCCTACACTAGAGGAAATGGCTAGTGAAATATCTGAGATGGAAAAGCAACTCTTAGAAATGAAAAAGGCTTATCGCGAAAAAAAGTATGAGGGATTAAAGATAGCTATGGATGCCAGAAAATCGGCAGACGAAGCTGTTAATGAAGAGTTAAAATCTCTTGGACTAAGAGCTTTTCCGTTCAATAGGTCTACATCTATTTGGTGGTAGGTGTTTAAGTCTACTAAATATAAGGTAGCACGTAGGCTAGGTTTTCGTAGTGGTCTTGAAGTCAAGATCGCAGAGGAGTTGAAAGAACTCTCCATTCCATTTATATACGAGGGTATGAAGATAGAATGGGAAGACCTAGCTTATCGTATGTATACACCAGATTTTGTATTGCCAAACGGTATTATAATAGAAACTAAGGGCAGATTTACTGTAGCTGATAGACGGAAACATTTGTTAATTAAGAAACAACATCCTAAATTAGACATTAGATTTGTTTTTGAAAACGAAAACAACAAGCTGAGAAAAGGATCAAAAACCTCTTATGGTAGATGGTGTGAGAAGAATGACTTTCTGTATTGCACTAGAGTTATACCAGAGAAGTGGCTAAAGAAAAGAGGTACAAATAAACATCCAGAACTCATACAATTTAGGAACAAGAAGATATGAAAAACAAAACTCTAAACTATCTAGTTTTCAAAGATGAAGAAATGAGTATTCGTGTATCACCAGAGATTGTTGATGGTGTATGGACAGGTAATATAAATTTAAGTGTTGATTCTTTTGATCACAGTCCTTTGAACGACATGGATTATTTTTCTTTGATGAACTTTGTCCGAATGATTATGGCTGTCCCTGTTCTTATGGAAGAAGATGCTGATGCAAGAGAAAAACTTTATAATATATTAGAAAAAGAGATTGACCCACCTAAAAAGAATGGTAAGATAATCGGTAGAAAGGATAATATAATAACTATTAATTTTAACAGTAAAACAGATGGGAGTGCATAGTATGGCCAAATGGGAAGTAAATTGTAAGGATAAAGATATGGTAAATAGTCCACCACATTACAACAAGTACGGTGTAGAATGTATAGACGCAATAATGTCAGCCACTGGAGAAGGCTTTGAATATTATCTGCAAGGAAATATAATGAAGTATTTGTGGAGATACAGATACAAGAATGGTGTGCAGGATTTAGAGAAAGCACAGTGGTATTTAAATAAGTTGATAGAGATAAAAAAGGATAACAAAAAGTCTCCAGATTTATTTACTTCTTTTGGTATAGAGTTGGACAATGGTTGTTAAAATATATTTAACATTGGATGTAGACAAAGATGAATATCCAATCCCTGCTGACGGTGATCCCAGTGAAGAGATACAAGAAGCATTAGAAGAGTTTATCTATGATATTGATGGGCTGAAAGTAAAACATATAAAAATAACAATGGAGAGCTAATATGAATGATTATCAAAAATTTATTGCAATATCTAGGTATGCTAGGTGGATTGACGAAGAGAACAGAAGAGAAACATGGGAAGAAACTGTTCAGAGGTACGTGGACTATATTACTGAGAAAGTTAAAGGCCATCTACCTAAAAAACAGATTATTGACGCTATAACTAAACTAGAAGTTATGCCATCTATGAGAGCATTGATGACAGCAGGTTCTGCTCTTGAGAGAGATAATACAGCAGGATATAACTGTAGCTATTTACCTGTTGATGATCCGAAAGCTTTTGATGAAGCTATGTATATTCTTTTGTGTGGCACTGGTGTAGGCTTCTCTGTAGAAAGACAGTATGTGAGTCAACTGCCAGAGATTCCACAGGGTTTTGAAGAAGTTGACACATGTATACAAGTACAGGATAGCAAAGAAGGATGGGCAAAAGCATTACGCAAGCTTATAGGACATCTATATATGGGAGAAGTTCCTATATGGGACATGTCAAAGGTAAGACCTGCAGGTGCTAGACTCAAAGTGTTCGGTGGCAGAGCTAGTGGTCCTGCACCTTTAATAGACTTATTTAATTTTACTGTAGCGTTGTTTAGACAAAATGCAGGCCGTAAGCTGTCTAGTTATGATTGTCACAATCTTATGTGCAAGGTTGGGGAAGTTGTAGTCTCTGGTGGTGTTAGACGTTCTGCTATGATTAGTTTGTCTAATCTATCAGATGGACGCATGAGACATGCCAAGTCTGGTAAATGGTGGGAGACAGCACCACAGATGGCTCTGTCAAACAATTCTGTCGTATACACAGAAAAACCAGACGGTGAAACATT